CAGAATGATGGAAAGAGCCAAGATGAAAAAATGAGCGAGGAATTGGCAAAGGCTGGATTCTTTAAAGAAACATTTTAACTGGGCTTGCAAAAAAACATACTCCATATAAAACACACAATATAGAGAGCAGAAATGCTCTCTTTTTGTTTAGGAGAAATTTATGAGAAGAATCAGAGCGGAGCCGAGAGGCTTCTTTTATTTTATCTAAAATTGCGCCGGCGCAATTGCCAGAAAGGAAAAAGAAATGGAAACAATCATTTCAGCCTGCATCAGTGCGGCGGTTACATTAATTGTATGTGTGATCAGCAATAATGCACAGCAGGAAAAGACACGAACTCTTATGGAGTATAAGCTGGAAGAGCTGACTAAAAGAGTAAATGAACACAATAACCTTATCAAAAGAACTTATGCTCTGGAAGAAAAAATGAGTGTACATGAGGAACAGATTAAGGTTGCGAATCATAGAATAGAAGACCTGGAAAGAAAAGGAGAATGATTATGGAACAGATTACAAATTATGTAAAACCGGAACTCATCGTAGTAGCAATTGCCTTATATTTTGTAGGAATGGCGCTCAAACAGGCACAGGCAGTAAAAGATAAGTATATCCCGCTTATCCTTGGCGGAATCAGCATTGCAATCTGTGCAATCTATGTGTTTGCCACCTGCACCTGCGGTACCGGACAGGATATTGCAATGGCGATCTTTACAGCGATCACACAGGGAATCTTGATTGCCGGTCTTTCTACATATGTGAACCAGATCATTAAACAGACAAATAAAGACGAATGATTCAGGGGATGAGGAATCATCCCTTTTGGAGGAAATGCTTATGGATAAGCAAAATGTAATTGTGTTGAGGAAAATACTGTACGCAGTGGAATCCGGAGATCAGGTATATGGCAGACAGGATTATTCCTGTTTCGCCGGTGCAGGGGCGAACTGTGACAATGAGATTGCAATTACCATCGGTGCAGGCCAGTGGTATGCTGACGAAGCAAAAGAACTTCTGTACCGGATCCAGAGAGCCAACCCGAAGCTGTTCAAGGATATAGACAATGCCGGGATGGAATCAGACCTCCTGATGAAGAACTGGGATACATACGCCGTAACAGCGGAATCTGCGAAAGGAAAATGTATTGTGGACATCATCAGCACCGACCTTGGAAAGAAGTGTCAGGATGAGTACATGGAAGACCAGATACGAACATACATACCAATTATCGAAAAAGCCTACGGAACCATGCCGGACACCGCAATGATGGAATGCATCAATATCCTGCACCAGGGCGGCTTTGATGCGCTGAAGAGAATCTTGTCTAAGACTCCGGAACCGTACACCGTAGACAAGATTTACACAACACTGTGTCAGGATCCCACAGACCCGACTCCGAACCAGGTAGGGGATTACACAGACAGGCAGAAAGCTGTCATAAACATGATTCATACATATGCTGATAGTACAGAGAAAGAAGGTGTTGCAATGACTAAGACAGAAAAAGCAATAAGACAGATGGAGACATGGGCGAAAGATGATTCTCATGGCTACGATCAGGACTACCGCTGGGGAGAAAAGGGAGATTACGACTGCTCCTCGGCTGTGATCCAGGCATGGCAGAACGCCGGAGTTCCGGTTAAGTCTGGTGGTGCTACATACACAGGAGATATGAAAAATGTGTTCTTGAAGAACGGATTCAAAGACATTACCGTCTCTGTCAACAGAGGAACCGGAACAGGGTTAAAGCGTGGTGATGTGCTGCTGAATGAAGCTCACCATGTTGCAATGTACTGTGGAGCTGGCAAAGAGGTAGAAGCATCCATTAATGAGAAAGGTACCGCACATGGCGGACAGCCGGGAGATCAGACCGGAAAAGAGTTTCTGATTCGCAACTATAGAAATTATCCGTGGAATTGTATCTTACGCTATGCCGGAGATCAGACTGTCACATCTGATGCAAAGAAGAAACAGAACACAGTAGCTTATGTGGCCAGATTCACAAAGGATTGCAAATGCTACAGTGCAGCCGGCAAGACTCAGGCGAAAATGTTCCCGGTGATTAAAAAGAATGCGGTTGTAGATGTGATGAAATACACCGAAACCGTAAAGGGCAAGAAGTGGTACTTCATCCGGATCCCGCATCCGACAGAAGGGTTTGTTTTTGAATTTGTTCCGGCAGGGTATTTCAAAAAGCTTGTTTAA